CGGTGAAATGAGGGCAAGCATGGAAACGAGCGGATTGGGCGCACCGGAGCGGAAGTTTCACCGCCCCGAAGCGGGGCTGGTGGTGACGGACGGTGCCGTGGTGCAGGGCTATGCCTCGCTCTTCGGACGCCGCGATCAGGGGGGCGATGTGGTGCAGGCGGGAGCTTATCGCGCCTCGCTGGCCGCCATGGCGGCTGAGGGACGGCGGGTGAAAATGCTCTGGCAGCATGATCCGGCCCAACCGATCGGCGTCTGGGACGAGGTGCGTGAGGATGCGACCGGTCTGTGGGTGAAAGGCCGTGTGCTGACCGAGGTGGCCCGGGGCCGCGAGGCTGCGGCGCTGCTGGCGGCGGGCGCGATCGACGGGTTGTCGATCGGGTATCGCACTGTGCGCGCCGAGCGCGACGCCAAGGGCACGCGGGTGCTTCAGGATGTAGAGCTTTGGGAAGTGTCGCTGGTGACCTTTCCGATGCTGGCCGAGGCGCGTGTCTCGGCCAAGGGGGAGGCCCCCGAGGAGGGGGTCTGGCGGGCGCTGGCCGGGCTGATCGAGCAGGCACGGCGGGATCTGGCAGGCCGCTGAGGCGGTCGATCAACATCTGGGGACAAGCGATGGGCGAGACACGGACGGGGGCGGGCGCCGAAGCGCCGCGCGCCCCGGCCGCGGCTGCGGAGGCGGCCGGGGCCATGATGGAGTTTCTGAGAGAGTTCAGGGGCTTTCAGGGAGAAGTGAAAACTGCGTTGCAACAACAGGAAGAGCGACTGACCATGCTGAACGCCAAGACGATGACCTATGGGCGGCCGGCCCTTTCGGCCGCGGCCGAGACGGAACTGCCCCACCGCAAGGCGTTGGGCGCCTATCTGCGCAACGGTGACGATGACGCGTTGCGGGGCCTGAGCCTCGAGGGGAAGGCGCTGAGCACGGCGGTGGCCGCGGACGGGGGCTATCTGGTCGATCCGCAGACGGCCGAGACGATCCGCTCGATGCAGGTCTCGACCTCGTCGATCCGGCAGATCGCCAATGTGGTGAACGTGGAGTCGTCGTCCTTCGACGTGCTGATCGACCGCAGCGAGGTGGGATCGGGCTGGGCGAGCGAGACGGGGACGCAGACCGAGACGGCGACGCCGCTGATCGAGCGGATTTCCATCCGGTTGCATGAGCTTTCGGCCATGCCCAAGGCGAGCCAGCGTCTGCTGGACGACAGCGCCTTCGACGTCGAGGGTTGGCTTGCGGGCAAGATCGCCACGCGGTTCCAGCGGGCTGAGTCGGCGGCTTTCGTGAGCGGCGACGGGGTGGACAAGCCCAAGGGGTTCCTGCTGCCGGCCAAGGTGCCGAACGCGACCTGGACCTGGGGCAGCCTTGGCTATGTGCCCTCGGGGGCCGCGTCGGATTTTCCGACGACCAACGCGGTCGACTGCATCGTGAACCTGATCTACGCGCTGGGCGCCGATTATCGCGCGAACGCAAGCTTCGTGATGAACTCGAAAACCGCGGGCGCGGTGCGCAAGATGAAGGATGCCGACGGGCGCTTCATGTGGTCGGACGGTCTGGCGGCGGCAGAGCCCGCGCGGCTGATGGGTTACGCGGTGCTGATCTGCGAGGACATGCCCGACATCGCGGCCAACGCCCATGCCATCGCCTTCGGCGATTTCCGCGCGGGCTATACGATCGCGGAGCGCCCCGACCTGCGGGTGTTGCGCGATCCGTTCAGCGCGAAGCCTCATGTGCTGTTCTACGCGACCAAGCGGGTGGGTGGCGACATCAGCGACTATGCCGCGATCAAGTTGCTGAAGTTCGCCACGTCCTGATGGCGAGGCTGCATCTGCCGGTCGGGGGCCGAGGCCCCCGGCCACCGTTCGTTGCCGCGGCTTGCGCCCAGGGCCAGAGGGCCTCGGGAATGGAGAAGGATCATGATGATGCAGGAAGACGCCCCGATCCCCGTGGCGGCCTTGCCGATCGCGGAGTTGCGCGACCATCTCCGGCTGGGCAGCGGGTTCGGCGCTGACGGGATGCAGGACGGCCTGACCGAGGCCTATCTGCGGGCTGCTCTGATGGCGATCGAAGGGCGGATCGGCAAGGCGTTGATCACACGCGCGGTGACCTGGACGCTGGGGTGCTGGCGACATCCGCAGGCGCAGGCGCTGCCGGTTGCGCCGGTGTCGGCGATCACCTCGGTCACGATGGTCGACAGTGCCGGGGCGCGCTCGGCGGTGGCGCCTGCCGCCTATCGGTTGGTCGTGGACATGCACCGCCCGAAACTGGCCGCACGAGGCAGTGCGCTGCCGTCGATTCCGACGGACGGGCTTGCCGAGATCGTCTTCGTGGCGGGGTTTGGTGCCGGCTGGCTGGATGTGCCGGCGGATCTGCGCCAGGCGGTCCTGTTGCTGGCCGCGGAATTCTACGAGAAGCGCGACGAGATGGGCTTGCGCCAGCAGGGGTTGCCCTTTGGCATCATGGCGCTGATCGAACGCTGGCGCACGGTCAGGGTGCTGGGCGGGGGCCAGGCATGAGCGGGTTGCGCCTGTCGCGCGAGCTGGTTCTGGAGTCGATGCGCAGCGAGGACGACGGCGCGGGGGGCTACCGCGAAACCTGGGTTCCGCTGGGAGTGCATTGGGCCGAAGTCGTCGCAGGTTCGGGGCGCGATGTGCCGGGTGAGGAGATCACCCTGTCTTCAGTGCCCTACCGGATCACGGTCCGGGCCTATCCCGTGGGGCACGAGGGCCGGCCCTTGCCCGGCCAGAGGTTCCGCGAAGGGATGCGCCTGTTCCGTATCGTTGCGGTGACGGAACGGGACCGCGCGGCGATGTACCTGCTGTGCTTTGCCCGCGAGGAGGTTCTGGCATGAGCTATGGGATGGCCGCTGCCTTGCAGGAGGCGGTTTTCGCCCGCCTGTCGGGACTGCCCGAATTGTCGGGCGTGCAGGTGCTGGATGCGGTGCCGAAGGGACAGCGGGCTGGGACCTTCGTGCTGATCGGGGCTGAAGACGTGCGGGACCTGTCGGACGCGACAGTCCGGGGAGCCGAGCACAGGCTGGTGGTCAGCATCATCAGCGACGCGGCCGGCTTTCAGGCGGCCAAGACACTGGCCGTCGCGGTGTCGGATGGATTGGGCGATGCGACCATGACGCTGGCGCGTGGGCGGCTGGTGGGGATGTCGTTCCGGCGGGCCGTGGCCCGGCGGCTGGACGAGGGGAGGGTCCGCCGGATCGACCTGACCTTTCGGGCACGGGTCGAGGAATAGCGACCGGACTGGTGTCCGGCCGGAGGCAATCAGAGCGGAGTGACGAGACATGGGTGCCCAGAACGGCAAGGACCTTCTGATCAAGCTGGACCTGAACGGGTCCGGCCTGTTCGAGACGATAGCGGGGCTCCGGGCCACGCGGATCAGCTTCAATGCTGAAACCGTGGATGTGACGAGCCTGGAAAGCCAGGGAGGCTGGCGCGAATTGTTGGCAGGCGCGGGGGTGAAATCGGCCGCGATCACGGGATCGGGCGTGTTCCGCGATGCTGCGACCGACGAGCGCGCGCGGCAGATCTTCTTCGACGGCGAGGTGCCGGATTTCCAGGTGATCGTGCCGAGTTTCGGTGTGATCGAGGGGCCGTTCCAGATCTCGGCGATCGAGTATGCGGGCAGCCACGACGGCGAGGCGACCTATGAGATGTCGCTGGCCTCGGCCGGCGTGCTGACGTTCACGGCCCTCTGATGGCCAATCCCTTCGCGGGCGAAGTGGCCATCTTGCTTGATGGCGAGCGGCACGTGGCAAAGCTGACGCTGGGGGCTTTGGCGGAGCTGGAAGCGACGCTGGACGCGGGCACGCTGATCGACCTTGTCGAGAGGTTCGAGGGTGGGCGGTTTTCCACACGCGACGTGCTGGCGCTGATCGTGGCGGGGCTGCGCGGCGGCGGCTGGAAAGGTGTGGCGAGCGATCTTCGCACCGTCGAGATCGGCGGCGGGCCGATCGAGGCCGCGCGGCTGGCGGCCGAATTGCTGGCGCGCGCTTTCGCATTGCCGGGCGAGCCATGAGGCTGGACTGGCCGGGGCTGATGCGGGTGGGCATGCAGCATCTGGGCCTTTCCCCCGACGCCTTC